TAGTGGCGCATCACCTGTGCGAACACATTGTGGTGGTGAATTTTCTTTTGCTAATCCATTAACAACAATTACACCTCCACGATTTACTGGAAAAGTTTCAACCGCCATTTAAATTAATCCTCATCGTTTTAATCCTGGTAGAACACCCATCATAACGGGCATTTGAGCTTGTTCACCGTCCATAAAAAATCCAAGAACCCATTCACCAACTCTTGGTGCTGAAAAATTCTTTGAATTGTTAAGTGGTATTAAGGCTTGAGCCCAAGGTAAATCCGCTGTCGGTAATATAACAGGATTTTCATTATGCCACCCATAAATGCGAACTTGACAACGACCAACACCCATTGGGTCAACACGATTTTCAATGGCGCCAATCCACCATATAAATCCATTTTTACCTATAAAATTTGTATTCATCATATTAAATTTGCAGAAGCAAATCGCCGGTTAGTCGCTTTAAAGAAAGGTCTGTTTGTGGAATCTGCGGCCACTTCAATAATTGTTTCATGCATATCACCTTTAATCATTTGTCTTGCTGCTGTAACTATATATTTGCCACTCAGGGTTTCATCGATATCGTCACCTGCATCTGGTTTTAATGACTTTACTGGCATAGTTAAATTAATCACGGCACCAGAAGTTAAACCAAAATTACCAGGTAAATTCAAATGAATTGTTGTCTGTAACAAGTTTGTGAATATAGGAGCTCTTTGAAACACATATGCGTGAGTGTCATCAATAATTGTTCCTGTTCTTGGATCATTTTTTTGAACCCAAGGTGTTGTGCCACGAAAAGATTGAAATGCATATAATGAAATTTTAGAATCAAACATCTGTGCCGAATCAAGGCCATCTATATTAACGGCACCTGTAAAATTTGGATATTTGTTCAGATGTGCATCAGTTTTACCATACGTTTGTTGAAAGTCTATTTTATTGATACTGACTTTTCTTGTTAATGGGTCTATACCAATAAATTTACCCGCATAAACACCGTTTTTTATATTTTCAATCAAATCGGTTGAATTTACAATTTTCGCTTCACGAGCACCATAAAACTCTCTATCTCCAGAAGTGGGAAGATTTTTTGGTTCAAAATTGATATCCATTATTGATGGAGTTTGAATCAATTCTGATAGTGAAACAAAATTGTATCCATACTTATTTTCAAAAAATAAAAAATTAGGTAGAGATTCGGAATCAATTGCTTTCTTACTTAACCAATCCATTGTATCGAATGGTGATAATCCTGGAACAATCACGGTATGCACACCTTTTGTTGTTCCTATTTTTCTTATTTTACTACTAGAAACCGAAAGATATTCTCTTAAAACAACATTAACAATATCACTATATGCACCAGTAAATGATTGATTAATTTTTTGTTGTTCTGAATATATCAATTCGTCAGAGGCAAAATACAAAATATAAAGTTCGGAGTTTTGATTTACATTTTCTCGTCCACTTAGTTTATAAATTCTAAATGTTTTTTTAAATGTTGTTGCATCGCCGTCCGGTTCGTCACCTTTTGTAATTTCCATTGAGATATATTCACTACCATCCAATATAAGTTTGTTACATAAACCAATTGCATCTTGAATTAAAATGTTACCACGAACACAAGGCATAAACACACTATCATGTATGTTTATTTCTTGATAAATGCCCGTGATATTTACGCTACCCAATTTCGTGATAAGTGTTAAATCCTTTATCTTAAATTGAGTTGATTGTGTTAGATTAAGACTCATGTGGTAAATACACTTTTTAATTCTTGTTCAAGTGCATATGCAAATTCTGGCTTCAAAATTTTGATTTGCCTTTTTGTTTCATTCTCATCGATTTCATATGTGTAATATGATATTGATTCTTTAGATGTATCAATTTTTATTTCATTACCATCACTAAGTGTTTTATTAGTTGATGAAGTAACTACATTCGCATAAGTGTTAGCATCAACACGAACTTTCTTTTCAGAATAATCACCTGTTCTTATTGTTGTTCTTTTTTCAACAGAATAATAAGAATGTGTATTTTCTTGAGACCACATCAAACCAGTTTGACCGGCCGCAGTATTTGCATTTGCGGTATATTTGTCGTTAATAAATGTTGTTAGTGTTCTATATTCCAAAGGCCAATCATATTGTGCATCAACAATATCATTCATCATCAAAACGATCCAATGACGTTCAGGTGAATCATAAATTTTTGATGCTATAATTTCTGGTGTATCACTCTCTTGAACACTATATTTCTCATAGATTGATGTGTTTTCTTTGAATGACTGTTCAAGCGAAAACCGAGATATGATGTTTGTAACAACATCAACACTATAAGGAGTATCGGCTAAACTATAATAAGTTTTAGGAAATTTACTGAAATATTTTGACATATATTATCGAGGTACTATATTATCGGAAGCAAGTTGTTTTAGAGTATCAGCAAGACCTTCATCAGCAGAAAATCTATTAGCAACACCCAGTAAAGGACTTCCTTTGACCAAGTATTCGGTTTCTTTAAATGATAAACTCAAACGAATACCAACTGGCATACCGGTTCTACCAGAAGAAGCAAAAGGTTCACCCTCAACTTCATATGCAGCAAAACCACCTGGTGCATAATCTGTACTTATATTCTGTAAAACGCAAGTTGAAATTTTTGGTATATTTGGATTGACTTGGCCGTTGTAATAAAAAGAAATATCAAATTCAGATGGAGGATATAAAAAATAACCACCACTATTTTTAACTAATTCTGGCGCTTGATGAAATCTTAATTTATTAATAATATTTTGAACCTCTAATGCTTCTTGTTCGGATCTTGGAAACATTAAAAAATCAAATTGAAATGTTCTAAATTGTGGAGAAGTATACAATAGTTCAAGCATTGGATTTTGAACTTTACCACCTGTGCCAGCCGTAAACAAAATTTTACCTACAGGTCCTGCAGAATTAAAAGCGTCTGCAAGAAATGGAGAAAGATTATTAATCATTGCTTTCGGATCCACTATATTACCACTACTTTTATAAGTATCGACCGCAGAATTTAGTAATGAAAGTGGAAATTGTCCAAATGCGCCACCAGATTGCAAATCAGTATATCCTTGATTATATTCAAATTTTAAATTGCTTGGCATATAAAGAGCAATTGTATCAGCTATTCTACTGATGGTTCTAACACCAATATTAGCCTTTATATTAGAAGCTGCTGCACCAATTACGTCCATACCAGCACCAACAACTCCTTTTGGCAAAAAAGATTCAAGACCTTTTGCACCATCTATAATAGGTGTTAGAACTTCTTTACCTATTTGGGTGGACATTACCGCATTTTTAAAAGCTTCACCAGATTCAAATGCGTTAGCTAAACCTGCAGATGTATCATATCCACCAAATTGTTTAGCTATTGATTTTTTATTTACAAAAACTGAAGGTAAATCGCCAGTTCTAGTACCGGGAAATGATGTATTGGTTTGTTCATTAATGTTTATAAGTATATAATGACCTTTATCGACTGCACCCAAATCGATTGGATATTTAAGGATACTGTTTTGATATTTTGAATCCCCAGTCAAAACACTATTTCCAGTTCGAGCACTAGTGCCGAAGCTAATACCGCCACCAAGAAGGTTAAATAGTCCCATTGAGATTCCTAAAAGAGTTAACTAGATATTTATATGACATACGGTAAGAAAACCTATAAGGGTCGGTTTCAACCCAAAAATCCAAAGAAATATAATGGTGATGCGGACAACATCATCTATCGTTCTACATGGGAAGTGCGTGTTATGAAGTGGTTGGATGAGCATCCAAACGTGGTATGGTGGGCATCTGAAGAACTGCCAATACCATATAAATCACCCCTAGATAACAAAATACATCGTTATTTTCCAGACTTCATTGCTAAAATTAAACAAAAAGACGGTTCCGTAATGACTTATATTATTGAAGTGAAACCGTTAGAGCAGACCAAAATGCCTGTTCAAAAGAAGAAAACTCAACGATATATCCGTGAGGCTGCAACTTATGTTGTGAATCAGGAGAAATGGAAAGCTGCGGATATCTTCTGTCAGGAACATGGTTGGAAATTCATGATTATGACTGAGAAGGAACTAGGTATCTAATTTGAAAGCGGACACCAATACTTATAAGAAATTCTCAAGATTGTAAGGTAATAATGAGGTTTAATTTATTGACATAAATAGACAATGGCATATTTAATAGAACGAATAAAACAACAACTTGCAAAGTCGGGTATTGAACCTCGAACTACTGCCGCAAGAGATTGGCTCATGTCTAAGATTAAAGACTTGAAACCAACTCGCCAAGCGCTCCTAAACGACAAGGAACGACTTAAAACGAATACTATAATTGGACGTAT